GTAACCCTTAATCCTTCTTCTAACAGTGTTACACTAGAGGCTGCATAATGCCCTTTTACTTAAAACAGAACGACACTGCTCCTTCTATAAGAGCTACACTCAAAGACGGTAGCGGTAGTGTGATAGACCTTACGGGAGCTAGTGTGCGCTTTCACATGAAAGACCTAGCTGGTACAGTTAAGATTGATACTGCTGCAACTATAATTAGTCCTGCTACAAGCGGAATAGTTCAGTACAACTGGACTGGATCTGATACAGATACTGCAGGAACTTACTATGCAGAGTTTGAAGTTACTTACTCAGATAGTGCTGTAGAGAGTTTCCCTAACGATGGAAACATTGGAATACTTATCACGAAAGAGTTGAACTAATGTCTACTTGGGGTAAGCAATTATTTAAAGATAGCCCACTTTCCATTGCACAGGGTGAAGTGAGTGGTCACTCTCTACAGCACAAGTTTGGTGCTGTACCTGCGATGTCTCAGAACCAATCTGGAACGGTTTGGGATATTAACGACACAGATTACCCTTGGTCATCCTTTTCCTCTGCTGGCACTTTGTCTGTCCCTGCAGTAAATGCTTCTGACAATGGTAAGAGCTTAGTTATTGAGGGACTAGATGGAAATTATAATGTTTTATCAGAAACTATCACAGTTTCTAGCTCTGGTGCTACAGCAACTACCAATTATTTCCTACGTGTCTATAGGGCTTATCTGACATCAGGGACTAATGTTGCTGTTATCAATATACAGAAAAGTTCAGTTAATGTAGCACGTATAAATGTTGGTAAGGCTCAAACCTTGATGGCTGTATATACAGTCCCAGCAGATTACACTGCATACCTTACACAAGGTACTTCTACCTGTCAGGATGGTGCAGATGCTACAGGTGACATGTTTGTCAGATACTTTGGTCAGGATGCCTTTAGAGTTGGACATTCCTTTGAGGTCTGTGGTGATGGTGGTCAATATTTCTACCCATTCTCTGTACCACTAGCAATCCCAGAGAAGTCTGACATAGACATAAGGGCGACTGTACGTAGTAATAACGCCCGTGTCACTGCAGCCTTTGACATGATCCTAGTAAAGAATAGCGTATTGAGGACATAATGCCAAAAGCAGGTTTAGAGAACAAAATGCGGGAGCATAACGAGAAGTATGGTGACAAAGGTAAAGTCACTATGGCTATGCTCGAACAAGTCTACAACAGAGGAGTAGGTGCATATAGAACAAACCCTGCCTCTGTTAGACCAAATGTAAAGTCACCAGAACAATGGGCTATGGCGCGTGTCAACAACTTCTTACGTACTATTCGCACTGGTCGTTTCCGTAGCGGTAAACATGATACTGATTTACTCCCTGCTAAACACCCCTTGTCAACAAGAAAGAATGACGTGTGGGATGAGAGTGAACTGCCTACCGAAGCAGCCATCAATAAAGCAGACAAACCTTTAAACAAACCCTTTAGGCTCCCTTCTGGGTCAAGCAAGAAGTTCGGGGTTTACGTCAAAGATGGTGACAAAACCAAGAAAGTAACTTTTGGTGATCCTAATATGGAGATTCGCCGTGATGATCCCAAAGCCAGAGCCAACTTTCGTAGTCGTCATTCGTGCGATACTGCAACTGATAAGACAACTGCGAGATATTGGTCTTGCCGTATGTGGGAGAAAGGAGCCACAGTGAGTGACTTAACTAAAACAGAGATCGAAGGGAAGATCCTCAAGGCAGACGAAGAACAACGTATTGTCTATGGATGGGCTTCCGTTATCACTGAGGGGGGTGAACGAGTAGTTGACCGTCAAGGTGATGTAATCGAAGCCGACACACTTGTTAAAGCCGTGAATGATTTCATGGAACATATTCGTGTCGGTAAAACAATGCACACAGGTAAAATGACAGGGCGTGTAATTCACTCTCTGCCTATCACTAAGGAAATTGGTGAAAGCCTTGGCATACAGAGTGACCGTGAAGGATGGGTTGTGGCTTACAAAGTCTACGACGATGATGTCTGGGATAAGGTCAAATCTGGTGAACTTGCGGCCTTCAGTATCGGTGGTCGTGCAATCAAGGAGAAACTTGAAGATGAATCTTCTTAAGCAACTTGAGCTTGACGAACTATCTTTGGTTGACCGTCCTGCAAATGCGTCTGCCAAAGTTGCACTTTTCAAGCGTGATTCCGAAGAGGAAAATATGGAAAAAGCATATAAAATGAGCGATGCCGAAATGGAGGAAATGGACAAAATGTCTGATGACCTCAAGGCTAAACTTCGTGGCATGATGGATAAGGGTTATACCTTCCCAGAAGCCAAGAAAATGATGGACGAGGACATGAAGAAAGCAGACGAGGAAGTATCCTTGGAAGCAGAACTCATGGAACTCAAAGAAGAAAACGAGAACCTACGCAAACAGCTAGGTGAAGTCGTTGAGAAAAAAGAAGAGGTCGTAGAGACGATTGAGGTTAATGGTGAGTTGGTTGTAAAAGCTGACATTCCAGAGCCTGTCTTGAAAGCTCTTGAGGAAGCTAAGGTCGAAAAGCAGATGATTGAACTGCGTAAAAAGGCTGAAGCAGAATTGCCACACTTTGACGTTGAAGTAGCTATGTCTCTTCTTGATGTCATCAAGGGTGATGCAAAAGTCCTCGAAGCACTCAAAGGCGCAGATGCCGCTTTTGCTGCTGCTATGGATGAGGTTGGTGAGAAGTCTGTAGATGCAGATATGACTGACCCACAATCTAAACTAGACAAGATGGTAGACGCCTATGCCGAAGAGCATAAGGTCAACAAATACGCTGCTTTTGATGCCATCTCTAAAACAGCAGAGGGTAAATCCCTTATCGCTAAAACTTATGAAATTGGAGAATAATCATGGCTGTACAAGAATCGCGTGATACACGTACATTCATTGCTGGCGAAGATCTATCATCTTCTCAGTTTAAATTCGTAACGCTAGAATCAGACGGACAAGTTGATCTTGCCGATTCTGCAGGTGAAAACTGCATTGGTGTAGTTATTAACGATCCTGCATCTGGTGGGGAAGCAACTGTTGTCGTATCTGGTAAGACAATGGTACAAGCTGGTGGCACAATCGCTGCTGGTGCTTCTGTAGCCACTGCTGCCGATGGGCAAGCTGTAACTGCCTCAACAGGCAACATTGTAATGGGTTATGCTTTGGAAGCAGGTGTTGACGGTCAAACTATCGCCGTTGAACTGATCCAAGGTGGTAACGCTGCTGCGTAACCTGTAAATAGGAAGGAATAACAACAATGCCTATGCTAACCGCCTCACAGGTACATATTGATCAGCCGTTGACAAACCTGACAGTAGCGTACCTACAATCACAAGACAACTTTATCGCCGATAAGGTTTTCCCAAACGTACCTGTTGATAAAAAGACCAACAAGTATTACATCTATGACCGCGAGAACTTCTTCCGCAATGAAGTACAGCCTCGCGCTCCACGCACTCGTTCACAGCGCGTTGGTATGTCAATCTCAAACGCAACGTACACTTGTGACGTTCGGTCTTTGTCTACAGACTTTGACTTTGAGACACTGGCAAACGCTGACACTGCTTTGGATATTCGTCGCGGTGCATCAGAAATGCTCACACACAATCTCTTGATTGACCGTGAAAAGCGTTTCATGTCTACGTTCTTTGGAGCGGGTATCTGGACGACTGAGTACACTGGTGTTGCAAATGCTGACAACGACACTGCAGCAGAAGTCACACAGTGGGATGACTACACAAACTCAACTCCAATCGTTGACGTAACGAATGCTCGCCGTGCGATGCAGGTTGCCTCTGGTGGCTTTAAGCCAAACAAAATGGTTGTTACCCGTGATGTCCACGACACACTGATCAACCACCCAGACATCCTTGCACGTCTTAACGGTGGCGCAACTGTGACCAACACGGCAATCATCACTCAGGCTAAACTGGCTGAGATCTTTGAAATTGCTGAGTATCACATCGTTGACGCGATTGAGAACACTGCAAAAGAGGGTCTCACTGAGTCTCTTGCATTTGTAGCAACCAAGAAAGCTGCTCTCTACTATGCGCCACAGTCTGCAGGATTGATGGTTCCATCAGCAGGGTACAACTTCACATGGAACGAACTGGATAACGCATCTGGTTACGGTATCGACATTCGTTCTTACACAGGTGACTTCCTGCGTGTTGAAGGTGTTGCAGAGCTTCTTGAAGCTAACATGGCTTACGACCAAAAGGTTGTAGGTGCAGATCTTGGTGTATTCTTTAACACCATCTTGTCATAAGGAGTTAGGTGATGACCCGACCACCTTTCCAATATGATAAGCCAGTCTTCGTGCGTAATCCTAACGGATTGCTGATGAATGGTAAGCGTTATGCTAAAGGTGATCTCGTTCCTTGGAAGGAGCGGGGTCTCCCGAAGTCCAACATTGAACGTATGTACAATGAGCTTCACCTTCATCATAACGAAGAGCTAGAGGTTACACTAAAACCTTCTGTCGGTGATGGTCTTACTGATATGGATGCAGAGCAACTTGCAATCCTTGTCAAGACAATCAACGAAAAGGTAAAAGCCAAGACCTCTAATGAGGCTGAATACGACAGAAAGAAGTGTCGTGTATCTAAAATCAAAGATAAACAAATTGGCTTCATTCGCTCTTGGCGTGGAAGACATGGTGACTTAGAGGCAGATTAATGGCTTGGACTTATGACGAAACCGATCTTGTAACTACAAGTGCTTCTGGTAGGGTAAATGTGGTTCGCCTGTTGATTGGTGATACAGATAATAACGACCAGTTGATCCAAAACGAAGAGATCATTTTCGCATTAGCTCAGTCCAATAATAATGTCTACTTTGCGGGATCTTGGGCAGCAAGTACAATCGCTGCTAAATTCGCTCGTAGGGTAACTACAAAACTAGATGGGGCCTTATCATCGAACTACAGTGATTTGGCTAAACAGTATAAGGCCCTGTCTGCAGACCTTCGTGAACAAGGTCAGAAATATTCTATGACATCTGCAAGTCTACGTGCTGGTGGTATATC